TCGGATCAAATGGCGCTGCGAGCGCCGCTGCGATTTGCTTGCTCATGCTTGGTTCCCCCTCAATACTTCTAGGCCATTAAGCGCGCCGTAACGGATGTTACGGCTCGCAAATCCCGCCGCCTGGCCGTTTGGCAGTGGGTCGCCAATGTTTACCTCAAAGGCTGAGCGGGTGAATTCCTGGCGCGCAATGCACCCGCATACCCAGCCTGTGTCGTACTTGTCGGTGCGTGCTTCACTCTCCTTCGTTCTACCCTCCGCAAGCCGCAGGCTCACGAAGGCATACCAATCCGCGTCCTGGCGGTCCTTGTTGTAGTCGTAGATGCTGGCCTCGTATGAAGGCGCAGGCGCTACGGCTCGCTCCTTGGTCTTTACCTCCACCCGACCCGCTGGGGTCTGGTAGTCGTAGAAGATAGACGCCTTAAACTCGCAAGGGATGCCCAGGGCGGCCAGCGCCGCCTCAAATACCGCCTGCCCTACGGCGCCCTCCCAGACGGCCTTGCGGCCCTTCTGGCTCAGGCTGCGGTCCACCGACCCGCTCGGCAGGATGTCCTCCTGGCGTGCGATGTCGATGGCCCTAGCGACCACCGACTGGTCAATCCGTACCTGGATCACTCGCCTACGCCTTCCATCTTGAATCGGAAGACGCGTGCCCCAGGGACCTCGTTGGTCGCGGCTTCAATCACATCCAGCGGCACCGCCGCCTTCTCCATGATCGCGGCATAGTCGACCTTGCGGCTGGGCTTGTTCTGGCGCCAGGTAGCCGACCAGGTGCTACCCATAATCCCCGCCTTGGCACCGATCTTTTCCTTGAGGATCATCGCCGCAGCCTCGGCCTGCTCCTCCAGCGCCTTTGCCTCGGCGCGCAGTTCCTCATAGGTTCGGGCTACCCGCTCTGCCTCCTCGTCCGCATGGGCTACCTCGTCGGTGGCCTGGGGTACCAGGGCCGCAAAGGTGCCAGCGTCCGCTGGCTGCATAGTCGGTGGCGTTTCCGTTTCCAGCGCTTCGCGGAAGGCTACCGCCCGCTTGTAGAGATCGGTCTGCATGTCGATGTTCGCCTCTACGCGCTCAACCCTGAATACGAGGCTGCCCAGGAGGGCAACCACATCCACCCAGGGCGCGCCTGTGACAAACATCTGCCACTGGACCTGCGCCTCTACCTCTGGCGGCACTGGGTATAGGCTCCAGCGCCTAGAAGCCGAGGTCTTAATTTCTACGAGCCCTGGCTCGCCTACCACAGTCCTGTCTAGGCTTGCCATCGCCCAGGGAATGAGACGCACCCGCACGATGCCGTTGCTCTTCTTGAGTTTGCGGCCAGTGTTCTCCTCGTAGAACCGCGCTACGGCGTCCTCCAGGATGATGCCGCGCTGGGCGGCTTCACCGACAGGCGCAGGTTCGGCCTTTCCGAGTTTCTCGGCCCAGAGTTGGTACGGCGTCTTGTAGGGCGAGAGCCCTGCAATAACCGTCGCGTCGGTGGCCGTGATGCCCTGGGCGCGCAAGGCGTGCCAAGCCTGGCTGCGCTGTTCGGCTTTGATGAATTCGTACTGCTTGCTCATATCCCCTCCCCTATCCCAGCCATGCAAAGAGGAACACCACAAAGGCGAATCCCCAGATGCCGATTGCCAAATCCATGAGCGCCCTGGACCGCCGCTGGCGTTCAGCCAGCAGGGTCGTTCGGATGCCGAGGTGCCTGTAGACGACAGGCTGCGTCTTGCGGTTGAGTTTCACCTGGCCACCTCCATCGCTACCAGCCAGCCCAGGGCGGCGTATAGCGCCAAGATGCCGACCAGTGCGAACTTGCTGTTAAAGAATCGCGTGCTCACTTTCCCTCCTTCTTTGCCTTGCGGCGCTTGGCAGGCTTGGTCTCTTCCTCCAGGAAGATGCCCAGTTCCTGCATGACCTTGTTGAGCAGCGCCTGCTCAATGTCGCTGGCCACCTGCTTGTCGGTGGCGATTACCTGAATGAAACCCTTGTCCTTTTTCATGCCTCCTCCTTCCTCAGCCGATCTCTGACTCGGCGTTATCAATGGCCTCCCTGGCCTGGTCCCTTGCGGCGTTGATCACCTCAGCCTCAAGGCTGCTGCAATCCTCGCAGTCGGTTGCTGGCTCGGTCGCCTCGGTGTGCTTCTCGCAGCCGTCGTGCTCATCGACATCCACCGACTCGCTCTCAAGGGCGTCGGCCGCGCTATTGATCTCCTCAGCCTTCTCGGTCATCTGGTCTCCAAAGCCCTCGCCCATCGCGTCGGCTGCATCCTCGTACTCCTGGGCTACCTCCCTCCAGGCATCTGCTACCTCGCTCAAAATCGTCTCAAGGTCCTCACGGATGCTTGCTAGGTCGGTGGCGGTAAGGCCATCGATGCGGTCGTGCCCCTCCTCGCTGGCCGCGTACACCCCTGCCAACTTGGAGGAGGTGTATTCGCTGCGCTTGAAGGCGCAGGCGTAGTCGGTGCAGCGCACCAACTTGGCGCCTCTGAATCCTTGGTGCGCGAAGGTGTATCGATCACCCTTTGCGATTGGCTTGCGGCACTTGCCGCACTCTGCTGTCTTGCCATTGCGAGCCTGGAACTTAACCGTCTTAGGGCTACTCATGATGCGTCCTCTTTCTCAAATACAGCCTGCTGTGGGTTTCGGCTCACGCCCCAATAGATCGCGTGGCCCATGCAAAGCCACTTGAACTTTGCATACTTGCCAGTGCCCAGGTCCCAGTTGCCAACGGCTCCGCTGGTGCTGGCGCACTTGGTCTTGTCGGTGCCGACATGCTCGCAGCGCCTAGTCGCTGGGTCTACGCGCTTCATCAGTGGCCTGCCTTTCGCACCCTGAAGGCGACGCCGCTGTAGCCACCCTGGGCTGTCGACTCACCCTTGAAGGGCCGCTCGTTGATCTCACCGAGTGACCAGCCTCGCGTGAAGAGTGCGCCGCGTGCGCGCTCAGCAATGTGGTCGCAGGCTACGATCAGGATGTTCTTGGCTCCTGTCGTTACCTGGGCTCCGCCGTTGCAGTCGGTGCACTTTCCGTCCAGGGCTGCGCGCAGTTCCTGGAAGGTTGTGCGCTGCTGTCGGAGCGCTCGCTCTACCTGGTTGCTTTCCTGTACCGCTGTTCGCTTGTTCACTTTTTTCTCCTCTAGCAGGCCCCCGCGTCTGCGGTGGTCCTCCCTGCTGCTAGGACCATACCTCTGCCCCTGGAACGGCGTCAAGCCGTTTCGTAACGGCTACCCCAGGGTTGCTGGGGCTAGGGGTCGGTGGGCGCCAAGGGGCGCCAGGATGGCCGTAGGAACGCCCAGGAGCCCCCAGGAGCCCCGCGAAGGCGCTAGGGGCGCTGGGATAGCCTCCCGCCCAGGAGGAGGTCTGGGCGGGAGGGAGCCAGCCCCTAAAGGCTGGCGGCGTCGTAGTCCTCTTCGGCTACGGCCTCGTCAACGCACATGTCGAGGCAGGGCTGGCACAGGGCTTCACCGACCACCAAAGTGTAGCGCCCAGTCTTGCGAATCGGCGTCTCGCCAAAGCGCCAAACCCTAGCGGCGCTGCCGCACACCGAGCAGATTCCGTCTGTCGGTGGCATCTGCTCATGTACGAACGGCATCAGCCCAGGCGCACGAGATACTCGGCTGTCACGCCTTTCTGGTTCTGGAACAGCAGCCACTGACACGGCTCGCCAGCGGCGGCCAAGGTCTCCTGCGCGTAAGTGTTCGTTGACTCGATGCTGCCGCCATTCCAATGCGTCAAGCCGTTGAGGTACATGCGGGTCGGCGTGTGGAAGTGCGCGCCCACCGAGTAATCAAACTCAGCGACGCTTGCTCGCCAGCCGCTCAACTTCTTACCGAAGCCGTACCACGGAAAGCCAGCAAAGCCTCCACCGACCTGGTCGCCGTGAAAGAGGAACCAGCGCTTACCAAGCACCTCGTCTACGGCGTACCAATGGCGCTCGCCATGCGTGAAGGTCTCTGGCCAATCAAGACGCTTGTCCTCGCCAACCGCCATGCGAGCGATCCGATACATCATCGCGTCGCCGTTGCTCTCTGGTCGGAAGGTTCCCCTCCTGCCAAGGCGACCGTGATTTCCAATCACGCCGACAACGCGGACCTTCTCAAAGTGGTTGAGCATCTCGCGGACCAACTTGGCAAGAGCCTCAGCCGCACCAAACATCTGCGAGTAGAGACCTGAGTCAATCAGGTGCGCCTGTCCAGGAAAGATGTCCTCGCCCTCAATCAAATCGCCTAGCAGGTAGATTCGCAACTCTTTGACTGGATGCGCAGTCCGCTGGATGTCGACCAAGCGACGGACCTTCTCACTCAACTCAGCAACACGCTGGGCCGCTACCGTTGAGGAGTAGGTTGGTGTGATCTTTCCCCACTGCCAATCGCTCGCCAGGAGGATTGCTACCTCCTCGGCTCCGCGACGGCGGTCTGGCTTCGGCGCTGCAACCTTCGGGATGTTCATCCCGACTGCGGCATCCTTAGCGGCCTGGTAGACGGCATCGACTAACTCGTTGGTTGCCGACTCCCGCTTTGCCAGGGCCCGAAGGGCTCTGTTGTGGGCTGCTTTAAGTTCTGCCAATTCATCCTGGTGCTGGAACTCGCTTAAATCTGTCATGCAATCCTCCTACAATTACATTCACCTCTACGGTGACGCTTCACGGTTTCTACACAGACTGAAATCCCACGCTTCTCAATCCAGCGCCAGATTGCCGCCGTTGAGATGGATGGAGTGTCCAGGGCTGCCCGAAGAGCAGCCAGGTCCTCCGCTGCTAGGCGTGGGCTGTTAAGGGTGCACAACGGCCCCTTGTGGCGCGGCGTAGAACCGCCTCGTTTATCCATATGCTCCTCCTCCTGGTCGGCTACGACCCTGGGCAAGCCTATCGCCCAGGCATGTCGGTGTCTAGCCCCTTAGTCGCTCGCGGTAGACGGCCGCCTCAATGGCGGTGCTGATCGCCGCTTCATCCAGCGTGATGCCGCGCTTGGCGCACTCGGCCCGCACGAGGGCTACGGCTGCCGCCTTCTTCTCCTCGCCAGGCTGGGTGGCTAGGGTCTGGCTTAGCGAGGCTACGGTGGCGGCCGCGATCTTTTCCAGCATCTGATAGTGCTCGGCATCGATGCGAGCCTTCAGGTAGCCGATCACCGACCGAGCGATCCAGCCCAGGGCGCCGATGCCCACAGGGATGAGGGCTACGATCAGCGCGTTGATCAGGTCCGATACAAATGGGTCCATCTTGGTCCTACCTTCTGTGCACTAGCACCATTGCTGGAGGGGTCGGGAATCCTGCCTTCCCCTTTGAATCTCTTAGGGTTTTCACCTGCTCTGCCGTTGCCACTCGACCAGGCTTACCCTCCTGCATTGTAGGGCAGGCATATTGCCAGTCGGTGCCGTTGTGGGTCAGGACCACCCAGTGGCCATAGGTTGCCAGCGGCTGCTTGCGCCAATAGTCGCGCTGCCACTTAGAGCGCAACGGCTCGTCCACCGACTTGAGGCTCGCCTGGATGTTTAGGATCAACGCCGCGCCAGCCTTGACCTGGTTGCTGACCTCGCTCCAGTCGTAGCCTACCCGCGCCTTGAGGCTAAGAATCTTGGCGGCATCGACTAACTGCCTAGCGCTCGTGCCCTCGGCGCCTGTCGGTGTGTCCACGCGACCAGCCTGCTCGCAAGCCTTGTGTGCCTGCTTGGTTGAGGTATCCAGGCCCAGGTAGGTTGCCGCAGTGGCGAGGCTGGCTGGCCCGCAATCATCCATCGCCTTCACGCCGAGGCGCTCTGCGAGACCAAGTTGCGAGCGGACGATCATGCTCACTTGCCCTGCCCTTGCATCCAGGCGAGGACGCCGCCGAGACCAGAGATGCCTAGCAGCGCGATCACGAACTTGGCGAGCCTGAAGGCGCCACGAGTCTCCGCAAGTTCGGTCTTGATGACGCCGAGGTCCTGCTCGATGCGCTCAAGACGCTTGAGGATCTCCGTGCTCTGGCTTGCTGTCATTTAGCCTCCGTTGCTTACAGGCACGATGTCGGTGACGGCTTGCGAGCAGGTTCCGCACACGACACGGAATACTCCGTCGGCGTTCACTGGAACATCGGCCCTATGGGTGACATTCTCATTGACGCACCCTGGCGTCCTACAGGTCGTGTCCATTAGCACGGTGCCTAACTCTCTTTCGTCCATATTACCTCCCAATCGCTAGGTAGAACATTGTTGTCGCGGTGGTGTTAGTTCTAAAGATGTTTACCGTGAATCCAGTGAGGTTTGCTCCAGAGAACGTAAGTGACCCACACGATGAGGACCTAAAGGCATCAGCGTTGGCGCTTGCAGTGACGAGAACAGAGACGTCCGCTGTCGTCGCAGTTCCAGCAGATGTCTTGACTGTCAATCCAGTGACTGCGACGCCTGTAGTAGAGTTCGCGACTGGAGTAATGGTGAGTGCGCCGCTCGTGATGTTCCCTGCGGTCATTCTGCCAGTGATTGCAGCGTTGCTGAGAGCCTCAAATGTCCCTTCGGCCCTGCTGTCTCCCCTAAGCCTGATGAGGGACGAAGTGATTTCAATATTATTTTCCGTTGTTGAAAGATCGCCAAATGTCCAGTTGGTAGGAATACCCACAGCAATAGTGAGTTTGTTGTTGGTTTTGAAGATTGAAGCAGGACCTCTGCTGCCACCGTCAATACGATCCGCAATCAACAGCATCGGATACGCAGTGAGCATTTTCACTTCAGACAGAGTGAGTGTTGATGCAGATGCGTTTGTTCCTGTTGTATCCACTTGAATAGAAATCTTTGCGAACCTTGCGTTCGTTGGCACTGTTAGTCGTGACGAAGTGTCGGAAGATAAAAACACTGCCGACGCGCCAGAACTTGGGCCAGAAGTGAAATCAGAGAACGGATATGTGCGAGTGATCGGAGTTCCAGTCGTGACAAACGCGGCAGTGTAATACTGCAAGGTGAAGATGATATTCCTGCTCGTTGCGTTAGTGGTTGACGCCACATAGAACTCTGGATAGAACGCATACGCTCTGTCCTGTGTAGATGGAACTGCGACATAGCGGCTGAGAGTTGCCGTCTTTCCTGTCGGCGTGTTGGCCGCAACCGTCCAGAGGATTGAGTTGCCAGCCGTGCCAGCAACTACAGCGCAGGTGATTGCTCCAGCCGAGTCATCGTCTGTAAAGGTCCAATATGGCAGTGGGTTCCCAGCGGTGATGGTTCCAGTTGAGTCGTCTGGCACAATCGCGAAGTCGCCGTTGGCAACTCCAGCCTGAATCTCTCGCAGCGCGGCTGGGCCGAACAGCAGCGCGGTCTCTCCGTCGCTGCTCGTGCTCACAAGTGCCGCGCCGTTCTCGCTCGTGACGCCGCCCTCAAAGCCGCCAAGCCCAGTCAGGTCTGTACCGTATCGCTCTGCCATCTCTAGCCTCCAGCCTTCGTTAGCAGCGCAGCAACTGCACTGCGCTTTGTGTATTCCGCCTCAATGTCTATGCGCAACTGATAGGAGCCTGGCGACTCAAACGAATAAGTGACGCTTGCGACTCGCAGGATTTCATTCAAGTCTAATGCGGCAGCCGTCACCTTGACGAACTGCCCTGGCAGCCACGCATTGACGAGTGTGCCTGCTGACGAGTAGCCCTGCGTCAGCCCATACTCCCAGTTCGGATTGCTGAGTTGCGTCTGGCTTGAGCCAGAGATTGAGAACGACACGCTCCGCACAGGCTTAGAGCGCACCTGCATCGTCCCCTTCGTGAGCCGCTGAATCTTCGTGGAGCGAGCGCCAAAGCCAACC